TTCCCGTTAATTTCAGCAGCGCAAACCCTGCCTTCACCAGCAACAGTAATCCCGTATTTCACAGTATGCCGTTCATGCCGTACATCACGGACCCGCTGCCTGCTGACTTCGGCCTGACCTTCCACTACGCCACCAACACTTTCAGTCCTGGCGATACGTTCGTCGTGAGCGCAGGCACTGAAGAGTGGGAGGTGCTTGACTTCGCCGCCAACACTTCCGCCGTCACAGGCGCCTCTCCGCTGTTCCTGGCGAGGATGGTCTGATGGCCACCATCAATCAAAGCCCGGCAGGGCAGGCCAGTGTCACGCTCTCGGGCATCAGCCTGAATGGCATCACCGCCACTACTTCGCCTTACTGGCAATCCACGAAGATTGTGCAAGGCGGCAGCTTTGCCGTCTCCTTTAGTGGAGAAACTCCTGCTCCGCCCCCTCTTGCAATTCCCACAACTGGCCAGATCTGGCCGCTTGGATTCGTTTAATCATGGTCGCCCCCGTCCCATCTTCCGGGCAGATTTGGCCACAGGGCATTCCAGCCCTGAGATACCTCTACGAAGAACCAGAGGAGCCAGCCCCCGAATTCTGGGATAGCTGGGCGGAGCAAAATTACAGTTGGTGGGCAGAGAGCTATCCCGACTGGTGGGGCTCCTAGAATATTGATAGCAGGTTTCACTCAGCAGTTTAACTGTAAATTTTATGGCCGCCCCCAATCTCAAATCGCCAACAACCGTCACAGGTAAAACTGTGGGCTATGCCGTGACGACTTCACTGGCTGCTGCGTTGAGCAATGGTGCCGCATCGGGCAAGGCTCTAAAAGTGGTGTCGGTGTATTGCGCCAATGTGGATGGTGCAGCAGCGGCAGACATTGACCTGACGCACTACAACGGCACAACGGACTACAGCCTGGCCAAGATGATCGCAGTGCCGGCGGATGCCACTCAGATGCTGGTGACGCGAGAGGCGCCGATCTACCTGGAGGAAGGGCACAGCCTTAGGGCCAAGGCGAGTGCTGCTGGTGACCTGGAGCTGGTGATTTGCTACGAGGAGATCGCCTGATGCTGGGGTTCAATGGCGGGCTGCTTGGGAAGCGCAGGGTGCTGAATCTTGAGGTGGCATCAGGGCTGTGGTTTCAGAATGAGCAAGGTGTGGCAAAGCGTGAAGGAATTTGGCCTCTGGGCATCACAAACATAAACGTTGCATCTATTGCTTATACACAGTCATTAAACTATGGCGCTGGCGTGGCGAATGCTACAAATGCAAACATGACCGATGGTTCGTTTACGAACACAGGCACTGCTACAGGCAACCCTGGATGGGTGCAAGCGGATTTAGGGCAGCTTTATGTAGTGGGCACCGTCGTCGTGGGAACTGCGACCGCAAACATACCAGGGGGATGGTCAAAGTTCTACACAGAGAACTGCATTGTTGAGCACTCTCTTGATGGCAGCTCCTGGACGACTGCGTTCAATACTGGCACTTTCGCCGCAGAAGGCATCTATACCTTTTCTGTTAACTTCACGGCTCGCTATGTGCGAATCAGGAATCCGAATAGCTGGCTTGCAGTGTCCGAGTTTTACGCGCTTGCGCCAGGACAGTCGTATCCATAAGCCTTTCAGATCGTTAAGTTTCTTGCCGAGGCTATCCTGTTAGCAGAGGCTGCTTTTTCATGCCTGATTCCGAAAAACCAAAGGAGCAGGGAAAAAGCTTTTCTCTGATCCAGGTTGCACAGGGAACTTCAGCAACAGTTCTTGCCGCTGCCATTGTCGGTACTGCAACCGGCATGGGCTGGCTGGTCATGAGCCTGCCGGGGCGGTTGCAACAACTTGAGAACCAAATTACACAGATCCTGAAAAATCAGGATGTATTTGGTGAGCGTTTTCAAAAAATCGAAGAAACCGTTGACCAGCTCGACCGTCGAGTTATCAAACTTGAAATCAATCAATGAAAATCCTTCAGTCGCTTTTTAACTCAAACACTGCTGCCTCTGTGCTCAATGGGGCTCAGAACGCAATCAGGAGTCAGCCTTCTCTCGCCCCCGTGGCTCTTGGGGGGCCGATCATTGCAGGCGTAGTTTCAATGTTTATCAGCGGCTACAAAATTGTAGACTGCATTCGTTATCAAACCGGCTCGGGCCAGTGCGACAAAGTAGTTGAGGCCAACATGAGCGGCCTCATCTCAGGCCCCCTGATTCTGCTGGCTGGATGGGGAGGCTTTAATACTTATAACGAAAACCTAAGGAAGGAGGAACCTGCAATTCTTCTTCCGCCCCGAGAACTTGTTCTTGACCCGCCCGAGCCCGAAGATGGGCCATCGAGGCAGGAGATCCGAGAGCTTTATGCTCAGGGGATGACGCAGAAACAGGTTGCCGAATACTTTCAAATCAGCAGGCATCAAGTTCAAAAAGCTCTGAAAAATCAAGACAGAGGGCGATGAAATGACTGGCAAAATCCCCACCAATAACTATGTCGATCATTTCGACAAGAGCAAGTCTCACCATCGAGCATTCTTTCAAGCCTTGCTCGATCGAGTCGAGGAGCTTGACCCCAAGGCGCTTCAGGAGGGCGGTGAGCTGAGGGATCTGTGGATTGCAGCAGTGGAGACGAAGGCGCCCACTCTCTCCCTGGTGCCCACCGTGGGGCCGTCTGGCTGGCCTCAGTTCGTCTCCCTGGCCCAGGAGGCCGGGGCGAGGTTCCCTGATCTCGTGGCCGCTCAGTGGGCTCTGGAGAGCGGCTGGGGCAAGCACACGTCCGGGGTAAACAACTATTTCGGGCTCAAGGGGGCGGGGACAAAAGCAGGGACGAAAGAATTTGTAAATGGCAAATGGATTACAACTGAAGCCAATTTCCTTGATTTCCCCACGCCCAGTGAATCGGTAAAATATCTGGTCGATAAGTGGTACAAAGACTACAAGGGATACAAGGGCGTAAATAATGCGCCCACAAAGGAAGATGCGGCAAGAATGCTGGTATCTGAGGGCTATGCAACAGACCCCGACTATGCAGCCAAGCTCATTCGACTAATGAATGAGAACGCTTCTTCGCCCTCCTCTGCAAAGCCTGCAATCCCACCTCTTCCGCCCCCAATCCCAACGGTGATCAAAGGGGCAGTTGGGCCAAAGAAAACACCTCATTGCTTTGATTTCAAGCCAGGTGATAGTCATGTTATTGTTAATGATATTTCTGAAACTGCGCAGGCTTTCTCATTCGCAGGGACAAGACTCTGGGAAGTTCCCATGCTTGCCAGGGGGCAGGGCTCTGAAATTGATTTCAGAAGCAAGGGATCTGACACGCCCCCAGGTCTTTACAAGATTGGCGACATCTACAAGGATTATGAAAAAGTTGGCGAATCGCCTCAGTTTGACAGAACTCTGATGTCTTATGGCTGGTACAGCTTTGACCTTGTTGATCTTGAAAATCAGGAAAGAAGGAATGGGCGGGCCGGTGTAATGATTCACGGGGGCGGATCGGCATGTGGATGGCCCCAGGCATGGGCTCCGATGCAGAAGCTCTATCCAACCCTCGGCTGCATTCGTATGCACAACCAGCACTTGAGAGACAGGCTTCTACCGCTGACCAGAATGGGCAGAGTGTTTGTGAGCGTCTATCAAGAGTCCCCGTGACAAACCTGACCGCCTCAAGACTTTCAGAACAACTGCTTGAGGTGCGAGTACCTTACGAATGCTCCTCCGGCAAAATAGAAGCCAACTTCTTGCTGCTTTCTGACATACACCTGGACAACCCCAAGTGCGACAGAAAGCTACTCATTTCGCACCTTGAAAAATGCAAGGAAATGGGCGGAAGTGTGTTGATGTTTGGGGATGTCTTGTGTTTGATGCAGGGCAAAAAAGATAGAAGAGGCAGTAAGGGGAGCGTCAGGCCAGAGCATATGGGCGATAATTACTTTGATCTTGTCTTTAGAGAATCCGCTGAGTTTCTCCGCCCCTACGCATCAATGATCTTGATGATGGGCGATGGAAACCATGAAACTGCTGTTATCAATAATCAAGAGATCAATCCGCTCGACAATGTTGCACGCCTTATGAAAGAGGACGGCTCAAGGGTCGAGCACATGAATTACCAGGGGTTCGTAAGATTTGTGTTTAGCAAGAATGGGGGATCTGTAAGGCGCTGCACTCTCTTTTTCCATCATGGAACTTGGGGAGGGATTATCACGAAGGGCGTAATGGGAGGGGGCAGATATGCGCAAATTGCCCCGGACGCCGATGTAATTGTAAACGGGCATAACCATGAAAGGTCTATTGTGTCTCACCCTTGCTACAGAGTTGCCGACAATGGCAATGTGTGGATCGAACAAAGATGGCATGTTCAATGTGGTACATATAAGAATGAATTCAGCTCTGGTGCTGGATGGGCGACTGAAAAGATTGTGATGCCCAAGTCTCTCGGGGGGATTTGGATGCGTCTGCGCCCAAGAAAGAGTGGGGGCGTGGAAATCTCGCTAATGCCAGCCTGCTAGTTATCGAAGCCAAGGCCCATGTTTTTGTGAGTTTCAATCATTACTCTGCACTTCTCAATTGCTTCTCTTTCGATTCTCTGAAGTCTGATCTTGCTCAAACCAGTGGAGACCTCAAGCTCCCTCCAGGCTGTAGGTGAGGGGCGAGATCTTTCAACAACCACATACCTTGCGACATCATCAAGAAAGTTTTCAAGGGCGAAAAACAGCTCTTCCATCATTACGTCAAACTCAAGACTTTCAATGGTATTTACATTGTTCAGGTCTTCGATGCTATCAGTGATAGTAACACTTGACTCTTCGCACTCGATGGAAGCGTCAAGACTCATAATTGCCTGTGATCTTTGAATTACCAACATCAGCACCTCTGCGCTTAGTCCTAGTTCCTCTGCGATTTCATCGAATGTTGGGCGTCGATTCAATTCTTTCGTCAGCTTTTCTACTGACCTATTCAGCTTGAAGATTGTATCTCTGAAGCTGGTTGGAAGCCTGATGGGCGAGTCAAGAGAGCCAATTGCTCTTTGCATTGCTTGACGAATCCACCAGTAGCAGTAAGTTGAAAATTTATAGCCTCTGCTGTAATCAAACTTTTCTACCGCCCTTATCAAGGCTATATTGCCTTCCTGGATTAAATCTACAAGCTCAAGGCTTCTACAGTAATGGTGATAATTTTTGGCTAAGTCAACGACAAGTCTAAGATTTGAATTGACAAATTTTTGCTTTGCTCTTCGCCCCACGAAGACCTCTGATTCCTCCTGGACATCGAGGGGCTCCCCTGACTTTATCTTTTCTTCAAGTTCGATCAGCCTCTGGACCTTCCGCCCCAGAACTACCTCCTCCTCCTGCTTCAGGAGAGGATGCCGCCCGACCTCATTGAGGTAGGCCCTGAGACTCGGATCGGAGTTCCTCACAGCCAGAAGCCAGTCGCATCCAATGGAGTTTCCATTCTGCTTCTTCTCGGTAGCGGTGTCCGAAAACCATGCCAAGACCATAACATGTCCACTGCCAGCCGTTCTCCTTTTGTGGCGGCTCTAGCCTCGGAGGGGTATTATTGGGCACACGCCCCCTTGAAATGAATACGTTTCATTATCACGAAGAAGACGGCTTCAGAGAGGAAAGCAACTCAAGGCGGCTGAAGCAATTATTTGAAGCCAGAGACTATAGAGGGCTTCTTGAATTTGCACTTTTACTTAATCATCAAGCTTCATTCGCCAACAGCAAAATGAAATGGGCGCTGAGTGAGGCACTCAACGCCGCAAGACCTGGCAATTTCAACTACGAAATCCCAGAAGACCTTAAAGCAGAAATTGACGCGATGGGCTGGGAAGCTTAACCCTTGCTGGGCTCAACGGTATCGCAATTGTTATATCGCCCCACCAGGGAATAACTCTTGTGAGGAGGGGCGACCATCGTACCAAATACCATTTGCCCAATAGGCATGTTATGCCAGATCGGAATTGAATGATACTGGCGAACAGAGTGAAGCTCAAGTGTAAGCCTGCTGTTTCTCCAGCCTGCATCACAGAAGCCTGCAAGTACGTGCGAAATTCCTTCACGCCCCCTACTGCTTTTTAGGGCGAAAAAAGCGCAAAGTGTGTCGGGGATGTTGAAAAGTTCAACTGTATGGGCGAGAATGAATTGCTGTGGTTTTAGCAGGTATGGATTTTGCTTGGTAGTTCCCCGGATTGAGAAACGCACAAGATCTTGCGAATCTGGTGTTTCCACCATAATTTTTTCGCCAAGGCGGACATCGAGGGAGCACGGCCCGACGTATTCATCGAGATAGTCTTCGACCATCCCATCTTTGCAGAGCTTTCTGATTTGAGAGTCATGAAGAAAAGACATTGATTAGCGTCGGTCGTAAAGACTGCATTCCTCGGCAAATCTACCCCCTGCCTCGGGGAAGTCAAAGTCACATCCTCCATTCTTCCATTGAACGCAGGAATCACAAGTTACTTGACTGCTGGACTTTGCATTTTTGGCGCCCGAAAAGATTCTTTCGACCGCCCTGGCCTTGTTCAGGAATTGATAATCAGCAGAGCTGATTTCATAGGTGGTTTCGCGGTGATTGCAGTCTTTATCACCGCAAATCCTCCTCCTTCTCTTGATCCCGTTGACATTGCGAGATTCGGCAACTCTAAAGAGATGCTCTCCGCATTTTGGACACTTTGAAGACTTTGCGAATCTTGCACTGTCGTCTTCAAACATCAATCCTCGCCCATGAAGTCTTCATTTGCCACAAGGAAGTGTTTCATCACTTCAGTTGCAAAAGCAACATGTGAATCAACAGTGTGATTTGACGGCTTCACCCTTGGGTAGCTGTCAGTGAACCATTCGTAGAAAAAGTCAGTCAGTTCTTCCTTGTTCATCACGCCGCCTCCTGCTCCTGAGAAGCGATGTGAGCCTGATACAGGCCGGTGTAGAGGCCGTGCATGGGGTGGCCTTTCTCGTGGCGCCCATCGGCTCGATACAGGCTTTCCAGCAGTGCCACCTTGGGGTCTTCCTCTGACGGGTGACAGTTTTTCATGAATCGGATTCGGGGCTATGAAACACCAAATCTAGCAGCTCGGGCGGTTGGTAGTTCGGTCCCTTCAGAACTTTTCCATCTTCTCGCCTCACCGGCTTTCCGTCCTCGCCCAGCTTGCTCATGTTGCTTTCAAAGACACGAGACATTGCAGTATCGAGATCAATGTTCATGTATGCAGCCATTTGGTAGCAAACAAAAACAAGGTCCGAGAGTTCCTTCAACAGCTCGATTTTGCTGCCAATGTTAAATTCTTTGTCCTGGCACTCTACGCAAGCGCAGACTACTTCGTAATACTCTTCATTGATCAAGCGCTTTTGAAGCTGAAATCCAGCAATGCTGAAATGATTACTGAATCCAAAAGCCTCTCTAAATTCGTTGGCCTGCTGAAGAAGGGACATGGGGGCAAAAAATTGTAAAGAAAAGCCCCGACGAATCGGGGCCAGGAATCTCATGACGAGATCTTTGTATCAGAGTTCCAGTTCGGCGGAAGTGTCGGCAGCTTCAGTGTCACCGTCTGCGAACGCGATGATGGTGATACGACCAGGCTCGGCCTTCACTTCAACCTTGGTCTCGGGGGCAAAGCCGGCGACCTCGCTGTGACGGCCTCCGACCACGATGCTGCCCTGCTTGCCCAGCTTGATCACCGGGGAACGGTTCTTGCGGGGGGCGTAGGCACGGGTGGCGGGGGCCAGCTCGATGCCGTTGGCGGCGTTGATGGCCTCGTGGAAGGTCTGCTTCTGGTAGGTGATCTTCTCTTCCCCAGTCTCGGGGTCGATGCGCTTGGAGTAGTAGCCAGCGCCGAACACGACCTCGTTGCTCGGGAGGCTGCGGTTGGCAAGAACGTAATCAAGCAGGGCTTGACCAACCAGACGCTCGCCCTTGATGATTTTGGGCTTTGCGGTTTCGGTGGTTGCTTCCATTTCCAGGGTGGCTTCAGCGGTAGGCATTTCGGTTGACTCGGGGGAAGTGGCGGTGTCGGTTTCTTCTGTGGTGGGTTTGCGGCGAGGCATTTGCCTTTTGTTGACTGCCTGCTAATCCTACAGCATGAGGGGCGGGCTTGCAAGTAAAAAGTCAGAAGAGCAGAGCTTGGATTTGCCGCGAGGCGGCGACCTCATCAAGACGAGTCACAGCGATTCGCGCCCCAGGCCCGTCTTCGCCTGCATAGACCTTGAGGCCAGAGACCGAAACAACCAGGGCGTCGTCGTCGTAACAGACTTCTGTTAGAGCGTCGCCAATAGCACGGAGCATCTTATCACAGTCTTTGCGAGATGAGTGAAAAACGGGGGCGCTTGCTCTTACCTCGCCCCTTGCATCAAGATGGGACTTGGGGCGTGGCATGTAAAATATTGCCGAAACCATAAAAATGCCCTTCCTGTCCCAATCCTTTGGTTTCATTAGTCGCCCCATCTGAGCAACGGAATATCGCCACTCGTTCAGGCCCTTGTCCTGCTCGACCATGTTCACGATCGCCTTGGGCTTGCCGTCCTTGCCTGGAACCACTCGCCCGAAAGCGGTTTTGCTGCCCTGAGCAGCAGGGGCGCCAGAAACGAAGAACTCGATCTCGTTAGTCTTCGTCTTCCGAAGGGTCGATGATAACATGGTTTTCGACTGCCTCGTTGATCTTGTAAATCTCGATCAGCTTAGCAATCAAAACTCTGTTTTTTAGCTTGTCAAGCCTTGAGTTCAGCTCCCTGGCCAGGGCCTCGACCTCCTTGTAGGTGGGGGCGTGAGAAAGCCTAAGTGTCTTTACAGACTTAGCCTCTACAATATATCCTTCTTTTTTGTAAGCTTCTGGAATTGACTGGTATTTGCGCCCAGGCCCTATGTGAATTAAGATCTCGGGGTGGGTATTATGGATAATTGAAAGCATGTCATAGTATCTCATCCTTCTGTCCTCGCCCCCTTTCATTTCGGAAATGGCGATCGTCAGTCGCCTAAATTCCCAGTACGAGGGCGGAAAAACAAAAGATTTGGGATCTTCATTTTTGAGCCAGTCAATAAATCTTCTTGCGTATTTCCGCTTCGATTTATCGGCAAGTTCAAGGTGGGCGCAGTTGCCTAAAAACTCTGGCAAGTTTCTGATGCCAAGCCCATGACGAACATTAAACAAAAAGTCTTTGATTCCCGAAAGTTTTATTTCCCGCCCCTTGACGTTTTTGTAACCTTTGTAAACTTTTCTTTCTACGATTTCGTTCATCACCTCAAAAAAGAAAGGTGATTTCTGCCTGTTCATGATGGCAGGAAGATGCAGCTTTGCAGTGGCTACAAGCCTTGCATCGTAGAACTCGTCATTTTTGTCCTTCAGCATTGATCAGGAAGCTGCTCAGCTTGTCGTGCAGATCTTGAATTGACCCGTCGTTTACGATAATACGAGAGAAACCATCCCAATGATCAAGCTGGCCCTCGGAGGAATGATTTTCGCCATTCTCGGTTCCGGGGCGAATAATCTTCCATATTTCCCCGCCCATCTCCTTGATAGCCATTGCTTCATTGAGAAATCTCACATCGTCTGCTACCACGAAAGAACCAAGAGATTTCACTTTCGCCTCCCAACATTTAATCCAAAATCTTTTTTCGATTTTTTCTCGCCCCCACTCTGTTCCAAGTGTTTGCATTAGCGTTCTGATTCTTACGCCAAGCTCAGGGACGATATATTCCTTCTTCAGGATCAGCTCTTCCGCTTCGCACATTGAATAGCCGATCTCCATCAGCATGGCCTTCAACATTCTTTTCAGGGTTGAAGCAAATGGGACAATCTCCCAGCCATAGTCTTCTAGGTAGCTTGCAACAGTTGACTTGCCCGAGCCGGGGGCGGGGCTGTAAAGACCAATGATTTTGATGCTCATTGCAAAAGTTGATAGTTGAAAGCCCCCTGTTACGGGGGCTATGCCTGGGCTTACAAGCTTATTCCTTGATGCCGCCCAGAATACCTGACTTGGTACGGAACCGCGACATTCCCTTCAGAGACCGCTGATTGCATCTTTACCTTTCGCCTGCCACATGGCCCGAGTAGCAGAGGTTTTGATGCGCGGAGGAAAGCTCCTGCCATGAGTCGAAGCATTCGCTATGCCAGGCTTTCATCAGAACGGCACTTCGTCCTCTTCTTCCTCGTCAGAGGAACGCAGAGGGCGCAGCGGGGCGGGGGCATCCTTGGAGGGATTGGGCGGGATCGAGAAACCAGATCCGTTCATGTAAACCTGGGAATACTTCGTCCCATCCTTCTTGGTCTTTTCGATTACAGCAGAAATGGTGCCGCTTAGCGTGACCTGATCCCCATCGTTGATAAACTTTTCGATGGGCGCCATTCGCTTGCCATAAAACTTGGCGTTCACATAGAAGACATTTTTGCCTCCATCGCCCTTGCAGCGAATGCCAATTGAAATCGAATCCCCATAATCGCTGTTTTCGATTCTGGGTTTGCCGGAGACGTAACCGACAGCAGTGAGAGAAAGCATGATTGTTTTGCGAGTGTGTTAGATAGAAAGTTCTTCGGCTTCCTCTTGCACCGGGCGAGGAAGTTTACAGTCAATCAGTTCGCAATAGGCGGAGAACCGCTCAACAAACCCAAGGACTGCCTTCTTCAGCTCGGCTGAATCAAGAATGTGAAGCTGTGGCTCTCTCCAGTCGTAACAGACGCATATTACACCCTGTTTGATCAAAGTGTCAAGTTCGCCGTTTCTGACCCCGATGTTGTGAGCCAGGGCGTAGGCCCCGATCTGCAGGAAAGCATCCTTGTACTTTGACTTAGGCTTTGTTTTTTTACCCTTCTCCTCGTTTTCGTATTCCTTGTAAGACCTGACCGTTTTCCAGTCCCAAATAGAATATTTATCTCTAAACTTAAATCTTGCATCAGCGGTCCCGGCGTATCCCTCAGGGCAAAACAGCACACCCTCAAGAGAGAAATCTTTCCTGAGTTTTTCGCCCTCGGTATTCTCTCGCTTAATCTCTTCAAGCAGTGGGTTGATGTAAAATAAATACTCGTTAATGTTGTAGTTTACGATTTCCTCATAAGTTCCTTCGTCTTCGTGACCAGCAGTAGAAATTCCGAGCAAAGTGCTTTCAATCTCTGCGTGAATGATCTTCCCCCTGCGCTGCGCTCTAATTACAATCTCCTCCCAGTCTGGTTCATTTCTACGCCAAAACTCAAGACCCTTTTGCTTGCTGGGGTCAAACATTTCACTTGTCGCCCCTAGCACAATACTAACAGAAGCGTACTCCTCGTTGTCTTTGATGTAAAAACCTGAAGTTGGGTGAACCATTTTGAAAACCTGCTAGAATTTAGTAAATGACTGATTCAGATGCAGTCCAGAATCGAGGAAACAGTTCTCGTCCACTCTCGCACGGTTCGCTCTCGGTTCAGACAAGACATCTTTGAAAGTTGGGATTACAAGTGTGCTTATTGTGGCGAGCACGCTGAAAGCCTTGACCACGTACTGCCAAAAATGAAAGGGGGGCTGACAGTCGCCAAAAACCTTGTTCCCGCATGTTTGCCCTGCAACAGAAAGAAGGGGCATCGAGAAGTTTTCAGTTGGTGGCGAGAGCAGCCCTACTGGTCTGAAATTGGGCGGGATAAGCTAATTGACTGGCTAGTTAGAGAGGCTTGATTCCTCTTTCCACTGGACTTCTGCTGGTTGGCACTTGCGAAGGAGGTACAGAACACGTTGCGCTTGCTTGCCGTTCAGCAACTGAGTTACGTCAACCTGAACTGCATGTTCAGTATCAACGATGATTTCAATTGCTGTGGTTTGACTTGGATCAATTCCAAGAATCTCTGACAGCTCTTTTGCAAACCAACCATGCCCCGTAACAAATCCAAGCTCGGGCTCGGGCTCGGGCTTTTTCTTTGCGGGGGCGTAAACAAACTGAATTGCGATCAGAGCTGGAAGGGTAAGGATCAGGCAGCAAATTGCATACTGAAAAGTATCAATCATCACTCGTCCTCATCGCCCTTGAACAGGCTTTCGGCTGCTTTCTCAAGAGCCTCGATGCTATTGCTCTTGGGCTTGTCAACTACGGGGGGTTGAACAATCTGTTCGCCCTTGCTATTTTTTCCAGCGTTCAAGTTTGAGATCAACTTGGAATCTGCAATCTTGTAAGCCTGAGTTGCTTTGGAGTCAGCAATCTCAGAGAAGTTGCTTGCACTGCAGAGCTTCAGGAAGGTTGTCTGGCCAAATGCCGTCAGCCCAAGCTCCTTCAGCTTCATCTCCAGCTCCTCCTGGATCGGGGCCTGGCGGGCCGGGGCGACGGAATCCCCTGGGGAGTAGGCGCGGGTCTTCTTGGCGGCCTGAGTGGGCTCCTGGGCGGGGCCTGGGCCGCTCTTGGGCGCCCCGAGAGTGGCGTCAAGCTCATCGTGCTCAACGATCTCCATTGCCGTTACCCAGAGATAACGACGGAGATATGTTTGCACCGCCCCAAGGTTTTGAATGTCATGAGCCCCCTTGAGGGCGGCAGAAGACATCGGGCTGTTAATTTGAATCCCAGGGCCTTCGGGGTCTTCCGTATCAAGAATCGTCAGATTTGCACTTTCCGCCCCATAGCTCACGATTCCGCACAGGCCAACCTGAGCAAAGATTTCTTGAACTGTTGGCAGGAAGTCGCCAAGTTCAAAGTAGTTGTAACCTGCAAATTTATTGCGCCCGGTCTTTTTCAGCTCACGACGCTGAAGCTCGGTGCGGGCCTGGTTGAGCTTGGAATAGACGTTGGCCATAGATTCTGTCTCTGAGGGGCGTAGGATGGTCGAATCCCCCTTCGGCTAACAAGGTAGGACCATTGGGGCCATTTGTCAAGAACCGGGGCGATGCACACAAGAGGAAGCACGAACCTGAATCGAATCCTCCGTGTCACCGCGCACCTTCTTTTTGAGAAGGGGCAGGATGTCGGAGAAGTCTACGGTCTGATGCAGGGGTTTGTTGACAGATATATGCTGCAAAAGTGGTACGAGGCGTACTGCTCTCACAACGGGCTGCCGAATGATGTGAATCGGGCGAAGAATAAATTTCGCCTGCCGATGCCCCCGATCAACTGGGACGAGATCACCGTGGAGGCATTAGAAGAAAAAACTCAGTCGCATCTTGACTGGCTGTGACCCCCTGGCCTGACGGCTAACCTGAGGGATGCCGATACGCTGCTTCAGTCATGGCATCTGCCCTTGCTTTTTCAAATGGCAACCAGGGCGAAACAGAACAGAAAACCGTACACACCATTCCACCTATCATCCGAGATCTGCTCGGTGATCTTGCTGAAATCAGGCGCGTTACTCTGACTGAATCACCTCAAATCCTTCCCTTGATCGCCCCCTCTCTGATCGAGGCAGAAGTTCACATTCGGCAACTCTGGGCCTCTCAAATGTAATCATCATGGCTGGTCGCAGCAGGACATCTCGCTACTACGCCTCCAACCCGGAGGCCAGGCGCAAGAGGAATGCGTATCAGCGCAAATACAATAAAAAGCCCTCGGTGAAAGACGCCTCAGAAGAGAGGTGGACCGAGAGACGGCGGAGGGGGATTGCTGGCAAAGGGGGGAAAGATCTAAGTCACACCAAAGATGGGAAAATGGTGCTTGAAAGCCCCAAAAGGAATAGGGCGAGAAACGGCAGTAACGGTAAGAGCACCAAAAAATAAGGGCTACGGGATAATACCCAGATAGCCCTGTGTTTCTGCTGCGTTGGCCACAGAAAGCGTTTCGATGCAGTCAAATACAGTTGACCAGCAAGCTGTCACTGATCTGATTGCTTCTTTTTGCGCCATCATGTCACCGTCTTCCTTGGCCTCGATTTCATCCAAGAAGAAAGCCATCTTTCTTTCGCACCCGAGAAGAATAACCTGAGCCAGGTAAACCTTCTCCGAGAATGAGATGTTGAGGCTCTCTGCCATGCTCACCACTAGGGCAACTGACGCTGATGGCTTTGCAACCTGGGGATCATCCAGTTCGTCTCTGAAGTTATCGTCGTCGTTGAGATAGCTGTTCATCTTGCTCGTGGCAAGTTGCGTAATCACTTTAACAGTCTTCCCTCCTCCTCCAGGTGCGACTGTGACACCAGAACTCTCTGAGCCTTACGCCCTTCCAATGCATTAACGTTTCAGGTTCCTGCTTGCCCCATCTCACCATTCCACGGGGATCTGCATCTTCCGCCGTTGGTAGCCTGTCCTTGATCCACTCTGTCATTGATCCTCCCCGATAAGATTGGTGATTTCTTGCATTGTCATTGTTTTAAGTTCTGACAACTGAATTGTATCGCCCTTCAGTTCGGCAATTGCCTGAGCGCGCCCATGCTCGTAGCCAAGCTTCATTTCAGCCTTGTAACCCTCCTGGGTGTCGAGTCTCAAATTTCGTAGTGTTCTGTGGGCGTCTATTAGCTTATGAATTGTCAATGTTTCCGGGTGATTGTGGATCTCGATTGAATAGGCTCTTAGTGCTTGCACCTCAGACGAGATTCGATTGTTTACCCACGAGGCCCCGCAAAATATAAAATCTTCGACAGACCAAAACAAAACAGATGTAGAGGATTCCAAAATCTCTTTCCATATCTTTCTAATATCATCTTCGTTAGGCAAGATTGAAAGTTTGTTCAAAAAAGTCATTGGTCTCTCTCGTTCATTTTTTGATAAGCAGTAGCAAGTAGGTCATTAACTGACATTGACTCAGCCGTTCTGAAAAGCCTGTCGGCTTTCTCCTTCGGAATAGACTCATAATTACTGCATCTGATCTCAAGGCCAATCGCTACAGATGTGCGCCCTGATACCTGCATAGTGTACGGACTGCCATAGGTAGATACATCAAAGCAGTCATGGTCTACGTTAAGAGTTAAGCTAGTCACCATGAATCCATCACAGAAAATGGAATGACTCCAACTTGGCCACTTAAGACAAAGCCTTTGCCCGTCCGAGAGAAGCAGCGTGCTCCAATCGGAATAGTTGCGAGTGAGGGCGGACATTAGTAATTGATCATCAAGATTTCTTCGACGCCCAGTTTCAGGAGCTTGGCGAGATCGGCCTTGGACCTTTCAAGGAGAATCTCAAGGCGCTTGATTTCGCGCAATCGCTCTTGAATGACTTTCTTGGCGGCAGCTCGCTCTTCAGACTCAAACTCCGCAAGAGCTTCATCAAGAAGTTGCTGAGTTTCTTCGGAAAGAGAAAGATTGTTGCTGATGGTAGAAAGAGAAGACATTGCTTTTGTCGATTGATTTGCTGAGTTGTGAGCGTGAGCTATCGCCTTCTCTGGCGATTAGGCGTACAAGTGCCGTAGCCGCAGCCGTAGCCGTAGCCGTAGCCGCAGCCGTAGCCGTCGCCGTAGCCGTAGCCGTCGCCGTAGCCGTTGCCGTAGCCGTTGCCGTTGCCGTTGCCGTTGCCGTTGCCGTAGCCGTCGCCGTAGCCGTTGCCGTAGCCGTAGCCGTTGCCGTTGCCGTAGCCGACAGGACGGAACAATTCAGTCATCACAACCCCCACTGATCATTTACCGGCACGCAGAAAATCTCAGCGCCCTCGGGCATGTCCACATCGGCCATTGGGCGAATGTCAGCGTTGCTGGGGTCTTCAATAACCTTTGCGAAACCACAGCTTTCCCAGCGAAACACCCACACAGCACGACTGATCTTGATGCGGCCATTTTCGCGGGTGATGTCACCAGCAAAAATCCAACCACGATCAACAACAATTACAGCGCGATTACCATTGGGCTTGGCGGCAGGAAGAGAATCGGCCCTGACGTATTGAACGCCATTGACAGAAATGGAGGACAGTTCAGCGGAAGTCATGAGAAAAAATGATTAACCGAGAGATTGAATGAACAGACTTTAGGCTTCGGGGTGTTTAACCCATTTCCCACACCAGTAAGCTGCAGGCGTCGGAGGGGAAAGCTCTGTCATATTTGACAGAGAAGGGGCGTGGTAACAGCAAACTTCATGACAAGTGCCACCTGGGCCGATTGCATCTCGCATGTAGTAGCAATTCCCGCAGTTTTGAAGATCGAGTCGCATTGAGCCAAAAGTCATGAACCTGCAAGAATTGGCTGAATTTTCACCCCATGCTGCGGAAGCTCCCAGGACATCGAGGGACGATCACGAGGCCCGCAACGATCATCAAGGATGTGGAACCTGATTCCATTGCTGAGAATTACATAATTGCCAATCCTTGTCTTGACGGTTACGATCTCTTGTTCTTCGTTGTCAAAAGAAGAAACAATCGCAGTGCTATCAGGCGAGAACAGGAGCTTGTTCATTGAGAGTTACCGTGGATGCAAGGTGCCACTTTCCGCCTTTCCTGTCATAGGAAACAAAGCCTTTTCTCTTCAGGGATTTCATCCTCCCCTCGGCCAGAAAATAAAACCTATCTGGCAATGTTTTGGCTTTTTGCCTTGAAGAGAAATTCCGCCCCACATAAAGATAAACATCATCAAATGCGGCAGGCCCCTTGGCGAGATGCTCAACAATGAGCGACTCAACCTTTGCGTGGATTTCAGGCTGTTCCATGTCGGAAGCTGTGTGTGCCCATGAATAATGGCACCGTTGGTTCCGTCTGTCAACCCTCTTTTGCAAAATCAAGGAGCGAAAGCTGAACCGGCTTTTGGCGCCTGCGCTTCTTGGCAGCTTTTTTCTTTTCTATGACAGGCTGAGTATGGGGCGAGTAACTATCAATATATGGTTGAATGCCAGGTATCACAATCTGATCGCCCCTAAAAAGCTTAATTCTCCGAATTGTTTTTGCAATATCGTTCATCTAGTTTGTCCTCGCCCCAGCTTTTTTTTCTTTTTCTTTTCAAGATTTTGCTCCCACATCATTTCTTTTTTGCTTTTGATAGGATTTTCAAGGCAATCCAAAAAAGTTTCGTCATAGCCGGGCGGGGAAAGATGATAGTGAACGCTGAAAATAGCCCGCCAGTTTGGGAGCGGATGGGGTTTTGGGCGTTGTTGACTTTCCTCTGTCATTGCGATAGCCTGGAGTCCCTAATGGTCCCTCGGACAAATCATAGTATGCCAGAAGCAGGTTTTCAAGCAGAGGAAGTCACCACGAAAAGGAATTCCGTGATGACTGTAAAAATGCGGATCGAAGAGGAAACTGCTTTTAAGATTGCAACTTTCAAACCTAGAACGCTTTCAATGAGCACCTTTTGTGCAATGCTCGTTGAATACGGGTACAAGGAGTGGGAGAAGGCCCACTTCAACAACCCTGCCAGCTAGGCCCCGGAGCCCCGAGAAGGCGGCACGATCGCCTCCCCCAGGAACTCCTGCCGGAAGTGCAGAACGTCGCCCTGGAGGGCCTTCAGCAGGCAGTGCATGTGCTTCAGCCGCCCCCTGATCGCCCCGAGCGGCTTGAGCGTGATTCGATTGAGAGAAAGAAAATCATCTAGGTTTTTGCAAAGTTCAATCAACCTAGAAGTGAAGAACTCAATGTAGTCAAGTTCTTCTGGCGGCAACGATAAAAAGTCTTTGGGGGCGAGAAAAAAGAAAAATTCGCTCTCAATTTCTCTAAATGCAGTTATTGCCTTTCTGGCCAGGGCAACTTTTTTTCTATTTAGCTGGCTTTTTTCTATGGGCGAAAGTCTCTTATACCTGCCATCGTCTATGACAAACAAATAAGATGAGCCGGAGAACCCCGCGTCGTAACCAATAAGTAGCCAACTATTGCCAAGAGCTTGTATTTTATCGCCCTTCTTGAGTGAATTACCTGGGCCAAATCTATCGCCGGAATAACAAAGAATGCTCTCATCATTCCAGCGACACTTATCGTCTGAATCTCGCCCACAGATAGGACAAGGGGATTTTTTAGAAGAGGATTTCATCTACCACTTCTTACTTTCAAACATTGCATAACATTCTGCTGCAAAGTTAATCTGACATGTCCCTGTCGCCCCCTTTCTGTTCTTGGCGATGGCGTACTCATATGTCATCTGATCTTGGCCTTTATCGTAATAATATGGCCAATAGTTGAAAACAACCAGATCGGCATCTTCTTCAATCTTGCCCGATTCCCTTAGGTCTGAAAGCATTGGCCTTTTATCATTCCGCCCCTCAACACCTCTATTGAGCTGACAAACAAGCAAAATATCAACCCCCGTTTGCAATGTTATCTTTTTGAATTTTCTCGTTGCCGCCCCCACTGCGAGAGCCCTGGTCTCAGCTTTCATTGAATCTGAATCAATATCCATGAGAGTCAGGTAATCAACAACCACCAGCGAAAGGTTTGGGTTTTTACGCTTTTCAGACTTGATCTTATTGGCAACCTGAGAGGGCGTGACATCGTAAGTATTGGCAAAGAGCAGATTATCTGCAATCGACTCTACGCCTGTCTCAATTATCCTTCTGCCTTGCGCCTCATCTTTTACCTGCCTGATCACATGCCCGTAAGTCAGTGGGCTGCCCCCAATGTCGAGGCAGTTCATGTAATCCATGCAAGAAAGCATTCTCTGGCAAACTTCTCGATCTGACATTTCAAGGGTGTAGTAGAGAACCTTGAAACCGTTCATAGCAACGTCAAGAGCAAGGTTCATCGCCCAGGTCGATTTACCGCTGCCGGGGCGGCCTGCAACAACCATCAGTCGCCCATCAGTTCCCACGCTCGGGTGGTTCAACCCACCCCCCAGGGCGCTGTTGAGCCCAGAGAAACGAGTTTTGATCACTCGGTTGGCGATCTTTGGCCCAAGGAAAAGCTCTTTTGCTGCAATTAAGGGGTGAATCTCTTTTTTGTAAGTTTCCGCCCCCTCAATCAGGTCAACTGCCTGCAGGAGATAGGAGGTTGCTGTTCTCGATTCGGTAACGCTGCAGCTCCTGTTGATGATGTCAGAGGAGTTTTGGATGTAATCTTTAATCCTTGAGCGAGAATGATGAAAATACCAGATAGGCATAATCTTTTCCGCCCAGACCTCCAGACTTTTCTCGACTGGATATGAGGCGATTAGCTCGATGTATTCTTCAGCCGCTCGTATCTCACAGCCTGAGATGTCCCTCAGCAGAGTTGCAAGAGTAATGTCATTCGTGGGCGACTGATGAAAATTGGCGTATTCTTCACATAGACAGTCAAACATGTATCTATTGAAGGGGTTAGAAAACAGCTCCCTGCCCTTCGGCATTTCCATAAACTTATCCGCCCACTCCTGCTCACCAAAGGCGAAACAGAAATGATTGTAAGCGGCAGCAAGAAAGTGCCTTTCAATTTCAGAGGAGTCTTGCTGTGACTCAAGTTGCTCGATTTTGATTACGGTCATGGATTAAGCGAGATCCTCTTCAAACATGTTGACTATTCGTTCTGTTGAGGGCCTAGAATTTTGCTCCCAATGCTGTTGCTTTTTCCTGCCAAATTTATCCCAGTTGGAATAAGTAATAGAATCCCACTTCTTTTCCCCAGACTTCGATCTTTCGATTGCAAGTTCAAGCTGCTGCTTGACTGCATCAATTCCGCCCCCTTTATCATCAAAAATCTGCATCAATGAATTAAGCAGGCTGTCAAACGATCTTTTACTTTTTACGCCCCCTTTGTGATCATTGAAGAAGTCACAGATAATTGAGGCAACACTACTGAGCTGAGGCGGAATAAAAGGAGTGCCAAATGGAGTGGCTACAAACTTTCTACTGCCTTGCTTGACTGGTGGGAGAGAAACGGATTTGTTTGCCTTTCTTAAGGCTTCGGAAGCATAGGAGTAACGTGAAAGATCCGGGGGGAAAGCGCCCTCAACACTAAGCAGGTAAATACTGTTTTCATTTTCGTCAACTGTTTTCTTGACATATCCATTCTCCCTTAGCCACTGCAAAGCGTCCCTAACCTGCTGAGGCGTCAAGCGAGAAGCCTCGATCAACTGACTGCCAGAAATAGATGCAGCCTTTGAATTGCTAGCTTTTTCCAGCAAAATCATAAAAATCCAAATATAATCCCTATTCTCCTGCAGAAGCTCTGAAGGGGCGATGATAAACTTATGGGCTGAAAGTGGGACGGAATTCTTGCTCATTTCACGCCCCCGCCGAAAGGTCAGTATCGACCTCTTTAATTAACTTGTAGCCTAGCATTGCAAGCTCAAGCTGCTGTTTTTGAATGTGAGATACCTTACTGTTTTTATCGTTTGCTAACATGCTTAGTTTTCTGACAGAAAACCTGCACAGTTTATCTGATATGTCTTCCGCCCTAACAGCTTGATCTTCAGTCATGAGTGGATTGATCTCAGCCAAGCGAATCGCTACTGAGATATGGAAGAATTGGTCCGAGGGATTCAAATCTTCGCTGAACGATTGATTTAATTGTTCTGTCGATTTGTTCATCTGTTTTTGAAAGGAAGCTTCGGAATTTAAGATAGCAAGAAAATTCTTCGTTGTCAAGTAAATCTAGTTGTCTGTAAACTTCATCAATTGCTGGCGTCTCTTCTTGTAGTTGAGCCGCTTTGTAAAAAAGATTGGCTCTTTGATCGTCAATCTCAGAAAGTTTCTTTTTATAGCTTTCTCGGCTTAGCTTAATCAACCTATGAAGCTCGGCAACTTGTTTCAATAAGTCGTTCATTGACTCCCCTCCAGCTCGGCGGCGATGGTATCCAAGGTGCTTGTGCGGATGTATTCGACGCCGCCTATGAACTCAGTGTCTACCCGCCAATCGTTCGCAGCAGCTCGCAGGGCGGCGGCAATGGCTAAACGATCTTCATGTTGCAAGCATGGATCCCACGGGCTTTTCAAGTAGGCATCCAGAACCGCCTGCGCGGCGGGCGATAACGGCTGAGCTGGTCCAGGTGCATGATGGCCTTGTGGACACAACGCATTGAACTCCTCATCACTGAGGTGGCTTAGATCGTTGGGGGTGAGGTTAGTCATCGAGTTGCTCCAAGGCTCGGCGGATGGTGTCGGTGATCTCTGGAATCACGACATCCATTCTTTCAATTGTCCCCAGCATTTCTAGTGCAATGCTGTTCAGTGTCTGGGGCTTTGGGCGGCGGGCGGCGCGGAGTGCGTTTGCACCAATGTTGGGATAGTCATGCTGTAACCACTCACAGCACGCCTCCAGTTCAATGTCGGCGCCCCACTTGGCGGCGCGGTTGGCGACATAGATGTCTGGACCCACCCCTTTAATGGACTTGTCACAAGTCCACTCCAGAAACCACTGCCGCACCAGCTCCGGCGGTGGTGTGATGCTGTGGTCAGCCATCACTTCACCTCCTGCTGCGGCACCGGCAGCGCGTGGTGGGGTCGAGGCGGAAGCGGCTGCCAGTGCGTAATCATGCCTTCGTGAACAAACACAGCCCCGTAATCATCCCAGTTCTCAATGCTTTCATACCAGCCTTCCGGCCAGTAGTATTCATCGGCTTCTTCGTCGTATTCGGCAAAGTCGTCATCCACTAAGCAGTCATCGGTCCGTGACTTTGCTGGCACCCACTCAGCAAGAATGGTCCGAGAATTTCCGAGATCGTTGAGATAGTGGGCGATGACTTTCGTGTGGGGTTCCGGCAGCCGCTCGCTCACCGGCACCGGCTCGATGGCCGGGCGGGCAAAGCGGGCTAGGACGGCGCGGGCAAAGCTGAGAATCTCGCCGGGCTCAGCCATAATCCTTCCACCATCAACGATGTATGAGTCGGGTTCAGGAAGACCACTGGCACGACTAAGCAATTCAAGCAATTCCTCATCACTCGGCCCCTGCGGCTCGGGCTGGGCCAGCAAATCATCCTTGTTTTCCGAAGCCAATTCCAGTTTTTCAATGCGGGCGCGGAGTTCAATCAGTCCTCGCGACCATGCGGCATCGCACCTGTCGCAGGTTGAGTTTCCTTCAAGCCACGCCCAGTCCGATGGCGTGGCGCGGTGTGGCGTGGTCATGCCGCCTCCTGTGCAACAGACTGCAGCCACTCAATGGCGTCGTTCTTCTCGTCGTAGAAGTGCGCAGCAGCATCAGCGCCTAACAACAGCAATCCAGCCATGTATGGGCCATGAAGTTCCTCCAAGACTTCGCCTAGCGTTCCAGCCTGGTGAATAGCCCACCCCGCCAAGCAGTGAGTAGTGCCGCACTCGCTATGCCATTTTCCCATTTGCAGGATTTGGGGGTGAGCCAATACATGGCTGGCAACCGCACGCAGCCGTTGCTTGGCATCTGCAGCAATTGGCAACCCGTTGGCGCCGCTCAGATTGGCGCCGCTCAGATTGGCGTCGCTCAGATCAGCGCCGCTCAGATCAGCGCCGCCCAGATCAGCGCCGCGCAGATTGGCGCCGCTCAGATCAGCGCCGCTCAGATCAGCGCGGATGCCAGCAGGATCAACGGCAAGCCATAGCTTGTGTGCTTCAAGGATTTGGTCTAGCTCAGTTTGTGTCATGTGTCTTTGTGATTCAGGCATCAAACGCCCCTCCTTCACGAAGCTGCTGGTAGTGGTAGCGCCCCGGCTGGTCACGGTCCACTGGGATGATGACCGTGAAATCAGGCTCGGGAAACTGGTCCGAGCATTCGACACCCGGATAGCCAGGCTGGGTGAGAAACGTCCGGCACTCAGCGGCTCCGAGCAGCGTGCCGCTGGTGGTCTGGTACTCCCAGACCATCCAGCCATTGATGGTGTCCATCCGCAGGTTGCTGTGGCACAGGGTGGAGAGGGGATTGAAAGTGCGACGCGCTTCCCACGATGCAATCGCCGCCCACATGGCCACCTTGACGTCGGCTTCGGTGGCAACGGGTAAACCTACGAACCGAATGAACTGCTCGCGGGTGAGCACATAGGGCTCGCCGGGTTGGTGGTTTTCAAACATGGCGTGTGATGGGTTGAAGGGATGCTGCCGGATTGAATAGGCTCCGGCGGGCCGTTGCGCTCAGGCTGCTACCAGCCGTCGCGCCGTTGTCTGGCTGCAGCCGATGCGCTCCGCAATCAAGCGGTACGTCATCCCGTCGCGCCGCCAGCGACGGGCGCGTTGCTGCCTGGACTCAGTAGCCCAGAGCAAGAACAGAACAAGGAACAGCAGCAGCACCAGGATGGTGCAGGTGATCGTGGTCATGGCTGGTGCGCTTCAACGGGCTAACAACTTTCAAACAGTAGCACCATTGGTCCCAGTGCGCAACAGGTTTGCAAATCTGCACACGAAAAACCCCTGCAGCTAAAATCTTGATAGGCAAAACCAGCGAAATGGCAGTTAAGGCAAGTATCCTCAAAAGACTCGTAACCCAGCTTCGTCGCAATGGGATGTCAGAGGGGGCGGCAAATGCAACAGCTAGAAAAAGATTGCAAGATTCCGGTATTTTGAAAAAAGGCAGCGACGAATTAACCGAATATGGCAAGAAGAGGCAGGCAATGGGCGCGGCGGGAAGAGCGAAGGATCGGGCGGCAAAGAGAAGTGGCAGAAAACCGAGTGAATATAAATATAACGCTAAAACCAATAGAGCGACGCTGAAGAAAAAACAAACGGATCATGGCATGACTTGACAAAGAGAAAACTGCGTGATAGAATTAAGATGCCAAGCTTCTTAACCCCTCAAACATGGAAAGATGTTTGTATTTTACCGACAGTGAAGGCAATAAGACATTTATTGGAAAGCTTGTAAAGATAGTGGTTTCTATTAAAGATAAAAGTGAATCGAAAAGAGTTATTTGGCATCAGCCAGATCGAGATCAGCTCTGGTGGTTTGGTTGTCAGCCCGAAAAGGGATGCTTTGGGCGCATTCGCTGGTTCAACTCGGACCAAGATGAGGGCTCATGGGGCAGGGTCTTTCTTTCACGCAATCCGTGATAGAATCCCTGAGCGACTCAAAGCCCCTACCGGGCCGTAGGCCGCAACAAAGACCCTGCTTAGGCGGCAGGGCGGTTTCCGGGGAGTTTGCCAGTGTTGCAACCGGAAAACCTAGTAAATACTGGAAATGAAGATGGATGCTCGCCCGGTGATTTCAAAGCTTGTCATTAGCCATGGCATTCTCTCGCCAACTTCGAGCTACCCATCTTCGACGCAACCCTTTCTTTGGTTCTGAATCCGCGCCAGACGCGACAGTAGGAATCTCCGGGTTGTGTTCCCGCTCTGCATGGACCGGAAATCTCCAGTCGCCGCATCGGGCTAAGTCCTGTGTTTGCAGGCCAGAGGTTGATCATCTCTGCCAGTTGATCCGCTGGTGCGCCCTCGACCCATTTGGCAAGCGCGAAGGTCACGGAAGGGCCCGGGGGATTGACTCTCGGGCCTTTCTTGTATCTATGGACTACGGCTTGAAAAGTTTGTGAGGGGCAACCTGAACATCAAATGGCAGCCAATGCGTATCAATATCAAGCGGTTTCTTTTGCAAGTCCCAGCACCAAAATTCGTTTAATCCATTCCAGCACCCATAAAGACACCGACCGTATTCATCAAGATCGGAATCCTCCGGCAACCGCTCTGCCAACGCAACCGGCTTATCAATTGGGAGCGTATAAAGACCGATAGCGATTGCGTTCAGATTTTTTTGCTTACTTGAAAATCTTTCAATTAGTGACCTGAATTTCTGGACTGACATTTTGCGATAGAACATTGAAAAGAATGCGAACCTTTGAAGCCTAGCACCGATGGTGCCATGTGTCAACCACTGGTAAATCTCTTGGGGGCGAGGAACTGCAAAGTATTGAGCTATCTAGCAATTTTTTAAGTGGATTTTTGATAAAGCAATCGAATTCATCAAGGTAAACAAAAGCCTGATCGAATTTTGAAGCAATTTTTCTGCAAATATACCTACCAGAAGGCGACATTGCCTTCCTGTACCGGCTGCCCCCCTGGCGGACACCGTTACTAGGGGGGGTGTAGGCCAGTAGAGAAACCCAGTATTCCCAGTGCTTCTCAAGGGTTGCCCTGGCCATTCCGGCTGCTTTGGCAACCTGCCTCTTGCTCCACTTGCCAGCTTCCTTGTATTTTTTCCATAAACGTTGAAGTTTGACTCGACTTTGCTTGAAAAGTCTTTCATTGCGTTTTTTATCACCGCCCAGACCCGTTTCGTTTTCTGATGCACGCCCTCTGAATTCTTTTCTTAGTGAAGAACGCGCCCATCTTTCATGTATGCCCCCATTCTCGCGCATCAAATCTTTTTTGGTGTTATTTGAGGCGTATCTATCAAAGCCTTCCAGGCGCACTACCGTTTCACGAATAATCCGCCCCAGCTCAACCGGGCAATTTATGTTGGGGTGGGCAAATCTTACAGTGGTTGTGACTTTTTTAAGTATCTCTTGACTTTGCCCTGATTCGGTCCACCTTAAATCTTTTGCATTTACGCATTCATTGCTCGCCCCCGGTTTTCTGTTGCGCAATTTGCGTTGTGATTTTGCGCTCTCAATAAAATTTTGCCATTCATAGCAGATTTCCGTGTTTTCCAAATCTTCATTCAACTGTTTATATATCAAATCCCCATCTTCCACCATCGCCCCATTCACCACCAGGGCGCTGCCCTCCTGGCCTGGCAGCCTGAACCCGTGGCTCCTTGCCCGCCCCTGCTCCAGGTAGTCGAGGCGGCTCGGGAAGACCTCTGCCTGCCCTTGGCCCTCCTCCATGCCGGAGGCCCTCAGGAGAGCCACCCCGGCCCAGTGAGCGACCCAGCAGGGGATCGCCTCAGGCAGAGAGACATAGAGGTGAAGCCCCCCTGAATAGCTGCTGCGAATTACAGATAAGGAGCAACCAATTTTTTCTACTTGTTCTTGCAGCAAAAGAATTTCTTTGCTCTCTCCGCCCTTGTGCCAGTATTTGCTGCGATAGCCTTTTTTGTGGTCAATGTCAATTACGATTGCCCGAGTGTTCTTTTCGGGGCGGTAGCCTGTAATCTTGCGTTCATCTGCAAGATGTTTTAGAGCGCCTTCAATTTTGTACGGCTTCACTAGCGAGCGCCACTGCCCGCCGGCTGTTTTCTCAATCAGCTCGTACCACTCCCCGGTGTAGGCCGCCCTGAGCCATTGTTCCTGGGGGGTGAGTTGCTGATTCGGGTGAGGGGCTGTTATCATTTTGGGAGCGGCGGTATCCGCTATCGAAGCCCAGAGAGTTTGCCGCTCTCTGGGTTTCACCCTTTTCAGGGGTCGTGATCTAGTCAGTGTAGCCCCCTCCGCAACCCAGGGGCCGCCTCGATCTGTTCCTTGCGCCCAAATCTGTTAAGTCGCCAGCAATGGTGGATTTTGATTTTTAATTGCACGGGGCGCCGAAGGAAGGTAAATCGGGCAAAGTCTCTTTGTACTTATGACAGTAGTACAAAGTGTCCTCAGCGGCTCGGCAAAAGAAAAGCGACTCAGGGGCCGCCAGTGAATCAGGTAAGCCAGCATGGTCTCGGCTTGCAAGTTAGGCGCCTGTAACAAAAACAGGTCTGTACCACTGAACCCTTCTTTCAGACTTCTTTGGGCCGCATAGAACTGTATGCCAGTGCCCCCTTCTCCAGTGCGCCCTGACGTTCTTTTTCGTTCCTGCTTGCTCGACGCTTTTCTTTCTTTCTCTCTGATACTTAAAGCCTTTGCCAATCCAGGTTGGGGCGAGAGGTTGCTTGTTTCCGCCCCCACCAAAACCCATGCCTCTTGTGATGGGGCGAGAGTCTGTAGTAATTAGCTCCGGCTCGTATAGATGCACCAGTAGCGAGTTGATTGCAATTCTGATGATTCTCTCCGTGCTCTCATGCTGATACCCAGACTTATCTGTATATTTTACGTTTTCCTCGTGCCAGCTCTTTGCATTTTCGTCAATGAATTCCTGCCAGAAGTTGCTGCCGCCAGGCGTGATTGTCCCTATTTGTATTCCCTTCGCCCCGTGAAAATCTTGTGGGGCCAGCTTCTCGCCTGGGAAAAACTGCTTGCAGATTTCTCTGCTTCTTTCTGCTTCTTCGCTGTTCCCCTCGGGGAAAAGCTCACCAGCCTTGATGATAAGTGAAATTACTTCGTCACCCTGGTGGTCATAAATAAACTTTCTGGGCAGAAACAGGTGAACGTATGGCAGCACCTCAAGAATGTCTTTCGTGAGCGTGGGGATTGGCGTATTGCAAAATGCCTCGCACATTTCTTTTGTGATGAAACGCGCTGGGGCGTGACTCAACAAGGTTTCCCTGCTCAGCTCCCCAACTTTCACCGCAAGTATGTCGCGTGTTTCGTAACCACGCAAGATTACTCCAGTGCTACCTGCTGCAAAACATATCTTCAGGTGCAGGTTCCAATCGGTGTAACCACTGGGCGACCGATAAAGAGATTCCTGGCTTGTTATTGCATCTATGTAGGGCTGGCTGCTGTCAAGAGCATCGGTCAAATTCTTGACTGATAGCTTATTGAAGTTTTGAATGGTAAGAGTTGGCGCTGTCACTTTCTCTTCTCGCTAGGGTGTGCAATCACAATCTTTTTGTTCTTCTCCTTTTCTTCTACCTTTTGCTGCTCTGCGTGCATTGCAAGATGCTTCTCAAGAGCGTTCATGTGCGGGCATTTGCTGCCAACCTGATGGCGCTTGAAAAACTCTCTCATTTCTTCAAGGATGCCAAACTCGTATTCACTTCTTTCAGGCCCCCATTTGCCATACGTCTTATGAAGCTGATGGAGCTTGTACCATTCTTCTTCATCGAGATACCTTCTCTTTGCCGCCCACATCAAATCTGAATAGGCCAGCTTGTCTGCTCTCTTTTGTTCTCGTTCCGCTGACTTTCTTTCTTGTGCTTCTCTTTTGGTGAGGAAGGTTGCCATTTTGATGTAGTTAAAGAATTGATTTGAAGATTTAAGGCCGGCGCAGTATGCGCCAGCCGCATGTCACCACAAACCCCTGCACATCGGAATAATTGAGCCCTTTGCAGCTCTCCAGACGGACAGATAGCCCTCTTCCGTTAAATCTCCTTTTCTGATGATGCGCCTGATTAGCTCAGATCCGGGCGCAACTGAAATACCTGAGATGTTTGCGTCTGATGCGGTCTGACAGAATTTGATAATGCTGTTCGACTCGCCTGCTTGCGCCACTCCGGTAAAAAACATTGTTGCAATTGCAGTAAAGCTTGCAATAGCTGAAAAGGGTTTCTTGCTGACGTGAATAGCTGGAACCCTCCAGTTCTGGTCGTCAGTCAAAAACGTACAACGGAGGCGGCAGACGATATTCGGAAATGCCCGCGTCTTAAATGTTTTGCCGTTGTCGAGCTTGACAAGGGCGACGGGCTGATTTGCCTCGTGCTTGATCAATTCAAACTCTTGATCATTAAAACCTCTGACGTAAACCTTGGTTCCTGGGCGAAGCTCTGACATGTGAGACATGAGAAGTGTTTCATGGATCGCTTTCGACGATACATGGTACGAGCCCCCTTGTCAAGGCTTTTTCAAAGTATTTCTGTTGGTTTGCCGGAAAGCTCTCTTTCCTGCCCTTGCAGTTTTACTCTTTGCACATTAAGCTTAAACATGTTGGCGCAGATGCCGGTCACATGTTTTTCAAGTTCGCCCTGAAGCTCTTTTGAGATGGAACAGTGTTCAGATTTAAGGCACTCAAGAAGTTCCGTGGTTTCTTTTGATGCAAGTTTAAGAGCTTGTTCAGTTTTCTTCAATTGATTCAGAATCGTTTGCTTTTCTGATTCTGAAATCGCAAATTTGATCATGAAGCTCTTTGGTGATTTTCCTGATTGTAACTTGAGCGTACTCCATGCTGTCAAGAAAATGCACTGCTTGGCTCATGGTGCAGCAAGATTCAGGTAGAATCCCGGATTCGGATTCCCCTTTAAGCGTGACTGCTTCGTAAATGAAGGCGTACATGGGAACATTGAGCTGAGACCACCAATTCAAGTTTTGCTGTCATGGCGAGAAAGCGCAACAAATGGTCTTCGTTTGCCTACAAGATCAGTGTTCGTGATAAAAGCACCTACGAATCAGAAAAGGCGAGACGGGCGCAGAGCAGGGGGAGGTTTATTCACGAATCGGACAGGTGGCGAGCAATCAGGCATGAAGACGCAATCATGTTTTTTGTATTTCAGATTCTCAGGTTAAAGCAGCAAATAAAACGCCCCTGGTATTGCTACTACAAAGTTACTGGTTATGGGGCGCCAGGGCACAAAGAGTTTCTCTGCCCATTTACTTTCATGAGAGCAAGGACAATCGAGGAGTCACAAGCCGTTGCTTATCGAATGTGGTATGCTCGTTGCATTGAGAAGTCTCGACTGATTCTCAATTGGCTCCTTCATTTGGAGCCAACAGAATACACGGAAGACTTGCATCATTATCTGCTTAGACTTTTAATTTTTCCTCGCCCCACCTCTTATCAGGTTGATGCCTACAGGACGAACAGGGAGTCAAAGATTTCAAGAGCGCTATTCAGATAGTGGTCATTTTTATTTTTCACTTACTCAGGTAGATAACAGATTTGCCTTGTGCAAGGAATGTTTGAGATTTAAGAAGGGCGTGAAGATCAGACTGAGAAGAGTTTATGCTTCGACTCAGGATGTTGAGCGGTCAGCGGTTGTAGAGTACCGATCTGTCAGAGATTTGCACACAAGGTATTTTGATCTTGCAGTGCGTGCTGATGGGGGCGAGTATTACAAATACGATAAAAGTTATTGCCCTGAAGGCTCTCTGTTCCCATTTGTGAGAACCGCCGCCTCTAGTTTTGTCCCAATCGACACGGGTTGTATTTGGCTGGGCACAAGGTTTGAACACCCAAGAATCTTCGTTGACAATCAAGTTGCAAAATGGATCAGCCCTTATTCACCTGGGGGATTTCCTAGACTTGATCCTTTTCGCCCCTACTCAGAAGTTATTGACATTTTTTCAAAGTTGATGAATCAGTCTCGTTATCCAGACCTTGATCTTGAGTGATTTCCCGCAGTTGTACTTGCTGGTAAAGATGCAAATTGTTTTATTTATGCTTGACAAGGGGGCCGATTGGTGCCATACTGTAAGAGTCCAAGGCACCAGCCCTGCATGACCACTTCCAGTCTCCAAATTATTTCACATCAAGAACAGGTCAAGGTTGCGCCCGCAGCCAACGAAAAACAAACTCTGCATGAACGCATGTGTTTCATGGCAGATGACATTGTTAGGCACAACCTTTCCGATGTCGCAGTTCACGATGCACGCATTCTCAAGAGGATGTGTCGCGGCGAAGTCAGGCTCTGGATTGTTACTGAGTTTGGCACTCACTTTCTCCCTATGTCCTGCAAGGTAGGCGAATGGAAAAAGCAGGAGTCGAAAGATTATGTATTTTCTTCTGCTGAGGTGATGATTGCAAGGCTGCTGAGGATTGATCTTGATGGTGCGATCCTCAATAAATCTCTTTTCGCGTCAGCCAAGTTTTACATGGTTGCCAAGGGTTATGACAGCTTCGGCGGTTCTATCACGCCCATCTCTTTTGCCGATCTCACCAGCTTGATTTTTCCGAGCTGGAACAATGCAGAAATTCCCGAGCATCTTCATGAATTCATTTGACTATTCTGACTCAAGGCAGGCAAAAGTTTCTCTTTTCTATCAAAACGTGAAAACTCCCGAGCTTTATGTTGGTGACGTTCTTGCGATTATCGAGGCCCTGGACAAAAGGGCTCGATCTGTTGCGGAAGAAACAGTGGGCCTTTCAAAAACAGTAAAGCGCAAAATGTTCTTTCAGTTCTGGAGGCGCGACTATCTTCGTGAATTCTTGCTTTCTAAAAGCAACATGGCCTTGGCACATCTTCATCACCTTCGGGAGATCAGGGAGAAGATGATGCAAAGTACGGGCGTCGATGACGACATGCGCCCCATCACTCTTGAACAAATTCTCAAGGATCATGAATCAGCAAGTCATTGATGAAGCCGTAAAGTTTGTTCTTTATCTGGAGAATGTAGATGGCCCCTCTTGGAATTCTCTAATGAGGGAGTTGTCTTCTATTCATCAGGCAAATTTCGGGTATTGCTATTTCGGGCTAGGAATGGAACCCTGTCTTCAGTTTGTCGATAAGTGGTTTGGGCAGTATTGGTACAGTTTCTGCCCCCAGGAGCTGAAATACGATTTCAGGCTTTATCAGAATACGGTCATTCTTTTTGCTGCCGCAGAGATTCTTGCTGGGGCGGAAAAAGAATTCAAAATCGGCAACTACTTCAATTGATTCAAATGACAACCATTAAGAACCCTACGGCTCTTGCACTTGTTGACGCAATGCTGTCAACTTCAACTGATGATTTTGGCACGCCCCTGGACAAAGTTTTTTCCCCGGCAGAGGTTGACCCAGATTCCGTCAAGAGAATTTATCTTGAATTTCAGCAATTCATTGATAAAGTCGAGGGCGAGATTGATGAGGTAGTCGATCATGCCTGGGAAAGCGTTGATGATTTTTACATTGGCGCCCACCCCGAAGGCTGTTCTGAGTTTTACTTCATTTGCAGCAGGAATTATGAGGGAACTGGTTTCTGGGATTCCTCTATCTGGGATGAAAAAGTTGGGGGGTTGCTAAATGCTGCCGCCAAGACTTTTGGTGAGATTACGGCTTGTTTGAGCGATGACGGGAGAATCTATTTCAGCTAGACTCAGCAATTCATTTATTTATGCTTGACAGCCGCCCCCATTGATGGTACTATTGAGTCTGTGGGGGCATCCTGCCATCACTTTTCAACTGCTTTATTTATCATGTCAGTTTCCATGAATCCTCAGATGAGCCCGGACAGAAACTGGGAGGATCACTATTTAGAGGGCGAAGACGCTTCCAGGTTTGAGTCAATTCTTATTGTTGACGATCACCACGGGATCTATGTTCCGCAGGTTTTCTGCGAGCGTTACGAGAAAACCGAAGATGTTCCGCAAGAAGATTGGGACATTTGCCTTTCGGGGCCGGATCATGAATACTATTGGGAATCCTGGGAAATTATCTTGGACAACTGGGGTTTCCAGGAGTCCGATGATGCAGGAAACAAGTGGCAGATTGCTCTTTATCAAGACGGCTGCCTCTTTCAAACTCGACACCTCTTTCAAACTCGACAAATTATTCGCTGGACTAACGAATGACATTTGCAACGGACGAACGCTGGCTCAACACTCCTGAGTTTCAAGATAAGAAAGGGCTTTATTTTAAGAGTAATTCTCTTGAAAGAGAAATTGCTTTGCCCGACGTACTTTCAATGCACATTGATGATCTCAGGAGCTTGATGCTTGAGATTGAGGCGGAAAACGCAATTCAGCGATTTCATTCCGATGTCAACTCGGAAATTGAAAAAATTGATCCTTCCCACGAATGGAAGGAATCACATAAGCGTTTTGCGTTTAAGCGTTTCGTCCTGGTTTTCTTCGGTAAGGCAATTTCCAAGGAGATCAAGTACAGGACTCAAGTTGAAAGAAGCAAGAGTTTTTCTGCTATGGACAAAGAGATTATTGTTCTTGCCAGGAAGGCTCTCGGGCCGGAAAAGTTCTCTCAGATTATTTCACAAGCCAAAACATCACTTTCTGACAAATGAAAATGAAAAAGATTGCTCGTGCTAAGGATTGCTCGCTTCAGTTTTCCGTGCCGGAGGGTCAGACTCTTTGGCCAACGGATCAAGTAATTCTTTTGGCCCAACAATTGAAGGCGATAAATGATGCCGACCAGAAACGCGGCATGGATGCACTTTTTCCTTTTCTCCACGATGTCATTGATGAATTTGTTTTCAATTTGACGGAGATCGTTGATTGCGACCCAACCCCCGAGTATTCAGGGGAGCCGCCATTGAGCGCAAAGGAAATGGCAGACATTTCTTTTCGGCAAAAGCTTGAACTTAAAGGCTGATGTCTCTTACCAAGCGCCAGCGTCAGATCATTTTGATGTCGCTCAATTTCTTTCATGATTACGGGTCCATGTTTACTGGGCTCATCAAAGAAAGGTATGTGGGGCATCGGAAGGATAATGCAAGGGCGTGGGTAAAGTTGAAGGAGGAAATTGCTGAGCTTAGAACTCAGTTAATTCTCAAGTTTCATTCTTCCGCCCCCAGAGAAGATTCCCC